CGTCCGATTGGTATAGATACCAGATTTTCGCGCACCCGCTGCAGATTCTTAATAATCTGTGGAGGATCATTAGGATTTTGCGGCGGAACTTTGTACGTTAAAGCCTCTGAAAGAGTTTTTCTTAGCTCTGGGGTACATTCCATAAAAATGCGATTACTTAATACAGCTTTCATTATAGTCCTAGACGGTCTTTTGCTATGATGTATTCTTTTACGAAGTCACTTCTTACAATATCATTGATTTCAAAGTCAACAATATCAAAGCACTCCATAGCTTTCAACACACGGATGAAGTCTCGTAAACCATTCTTGGATAGATCAGCTTGACGAAAATCACCACAAAATATAACTCTACACCCTTGTCCTACGCGAGTAATAATAGAATCTAACTCGTGAAATGACATATTTTGACACTCATCTACAATAATTGTGGCATTTCTTAGTGTAACCCCACGAATAAAAGATGTTGTCATAAAATGTACTAAACCTTTTGTTTTTAAGATTTGATAGGCATCGCCTCGTTGAAACAACTCAATACAAATATCTTTGTACGGCTCTTCATAAACAGATGCTTTCTCTTTTTCATTTCCCGGCAAGAATCCTATGTCTCTTGTAGGTACTGCACTACGAATAAGTACTAGCTTATCGTAGGTGCCTTTAATCATATCATCAAAGGCGAGGTAACAAGAAATAAATGTTTTTCCCGTACCTGCTACTCCATGTAAAACCATGTTTTTATCACTTTCAAACGCTAGTAATTGGTTTTTAGTGAGAGGTTCAATTTCTTGCAAATCTAAGTTTGCGCCCTGTAGTGTTTTAGATCGTTTACCCATATAGTAATCATACTTTCCTTCGAGTGTCCTTTAAGAGTTCTTCGGAATACTCGTATAAAATCCACGGAACTTTCCCGTAGTGTAGGACTCCTGCATAATGCATTTCAGCGGCAGGAGGACGAGGTATAACAAAACGATTTTTTACTCCATGAAGCGTAAGCACAGAAGCAGTATCTTTTTGCCGTACAGCCTGAATTCTATAGTATTTTAGTCTACAGAACTCAGTTTTTTCATAGATAAATGGAAATCCATTAGTATCTATAAAAGTATTTACTTTAGATTTTAGTAAACCCCTAAAGTTTTCTATTTGGTGTTTTAACGGGTACAAATTTTTATGAGGAGTCTGCACTCGTCTAATACCTAGTGTATCTCCAGACATATTTTTGTCGTCTATAATCTGGCCTTCTAGGAATAAGAGCCCGTCCTGTCTATCCCAGTTACCACTAGGCATGATATAAACAGGGAATCGGATCTTATTAATTGTATTATATTGTATCACCATACATTTTTGAGAATTTTCCGAGGGAGTAGTCTTCTGCAACGTCGAAATCGCATCCAACCGGAGCCCCTGGGATAGATAGTCCTCTATCCATTTGTATAAAGTGTAACAGCTTTTCGTTATAGTGGTCAATTTCGCCCTCTGGAACCTCTGCAAGAATAGAATCGTGTACAAGTGCAAAGATTCTAGCCTTCATATTGTTCGCTTTTATGTACTCACCCATGTCTATTGCGCCAAGTAGGTTAATATCAGAAGCAGCGGACTGAACCAAAAAATTAAGACCAGAACGAATGCTATGACTCCTGATGCCCGCATCGGTGGACGTAACATTCGGGAGCCTCCTCTTCCTACCAAAGAACGAATAAACGAACCCATTCTGTTCAATAAATTTTTGATTATCATCAATCCATCCCTTTAACTTATGAAACGCACCAAAGTAATCATTAATAACTTCTGTAGCTTCGTGTTTAGAAAAATATTTTCCGCTATCTTTTGTTACTTGTTCACTGATTTTTGCAGGACCGGCCCCATACATGATGCCAAAGGTAACTGCCTTAGCTGCCTGCCGTCTATCAGGGTAGAGCTCAGCTACTTGTTCTACTTCGCAAGGCAGCCGAAAAACCTTATGAGCAATTGTACTGTGAAAATTACCGCCTGACTTAAATACATCCATCAAGGCACTATCTTTTGCAAGAATTGCGGCAACATATACTTCTGCTGTAGTTAAATCCATGGCTACGATTTTATGCCCTTCAGATGCTTTGATGCAGCCTTTTACAGTAGGGTTATCTCTAGGCAATTGTTGCATATTAAGTTTGCCACTAGAACTAAGCCTACCACTAGTTGTACCATGTAGGTTAAACCCAGTACGCAGACGAGAATCTCGATCAAGCTGAGGTATGATCTTGTCAAGATAAGTATTTTTGATTTTAGATTTTTGTCGTATATCCAAGATCCGCTTAGGTACATCGCTTTGAAGGCTGAGTTCGTTGAGCACTTCCGCATCAGTAGAGTCCGCACCCGTTCCTGTTTTCTTTCCTGTCGGTTTAAGGCCCAAGAAGTCAAATAGCAAACTACGAAGTTGAACAGTAGAATTGGGATTAAAAGGCTTTCCATTAAGTTCCTCAAATCTTCGTATATTATCATTTTTATACAAAGCGGCGATGGCTTCATCTATATCAGTTTGCATCGCATCTTGTCCGACATACAAACGCTTTTTATCGAACGGAACACCGTTATCTTGAGTGTCGATAAGAAAGCGAGTGCCTGGAATAAGTATATTATCGTATACCCATTTTAGTTTTTTGTTTTGTTTAATCTTAATAAACTTCTCATATATAAGAAGAGTACATAAAGCATCCATGCCTGCATAGGTCTTCATCACATCGAAGGGAATATCTCCCCAATTGAATTGGTCTTTGAGAATACCATGTTCTTTTCTATACTGATCTATCCAATCGTACATAGGCTTTTCGTAGTCTCCGTAAGGAGTGAACTTCATTGTAAGTTGTTTAAGCCCGTGCCCTCCAGGATTCTCGTCTATGAGGTAATGGAGCAACATAGTATCTTCAAATTGAGGAAATTTAAAGTGAAAGTGGTATTCGAAGAAGGCCATATCGAACTTTGCATTATGGAAAACTACTGTTTTCTTGTCAAAAAGTTGTTGTAAAAGTTGTTCAGTTCTACTACTAAAACAATCAGTATCAATGTAAGCACCGCACTTACCATCATAACTAAGACTAATACCCAGCATATACCCGTCCCTAGGATAAAGACCAGTTGTCTCAGAGTCGAGTGCAATGTAGTCACTGTCATACTGTATAGCTGCTTCAATAAATTCATTAGCTTGTTCCGTGTCTTGTATACCAAAAGCAATACTAGAGTCAATAATTACATCTTCTACTTCTCCAGCAACATACGCATGAATGCTTTTTACACTCTCTTCCCAAGTCTTTTTTGCCTCGGGTTTGAACGCTAACATAGCAGGATTAATTACCGGCAAAAACTTGCCCTCTACTTTCTTTCCAGAGTACTCGGTTACAGAGCTGAGTTTGGTATAATATTTCATGGCATCCGAACCTACGAGCACAATCCACTCATAGTCATCTGGATTCATGTCAATGTCGCAGTCTCGTTTTAAAACTTTTTTAAGACTGGCATCTGAGCAGAGTTGAAATTGATCGAAATCGAAATCAAACTCTGATTTGAAATTAGTTTTACTTGGCTTAGTTTCTACTAATGCAACTTTAGGCATATAATTTACTCTTTAATTTAATTACTTGAGATTCAGTTAATGCACCCGCATCCATGTTTTTGTTTCCAAAAGCAATGTTACGAGTATCGAGACCCACTGTCTCACATAACTCCCTTAACTTTACAGACCCCGATTGGCCTGCGTCATCATTATCTAAGAAAACATCTACTCCGTCCACTCCAGATACGGAGAGTACTTGCAGTTTTTCTTCATTTACATTCTTCACACCAAAACAACATACAGCATTTGTAAGGCCTTTATCGTGTAGATTAAGCACATCAAATATCCCTTCTACCATTATAACCCTTCCTTGAATAGGGGTAACTGTAGGGAATAAAGGTAGCTTTGCACCTGGGGGTGTATTTAAGTACTTAGGCTGTTGGTCGCCTGTTGCTCTGGATTGAAATGCTACTATTCTACCGGATCGATCTCGGATCGGAAAACATATTCTACCTACAAAGTCTTTACCCGCATGAATAAATGTTTCGAAATCTTTATAGGTAGCCCCTGCTATATTCCTCCAGCTTCCTACATAAGGTAGGTAGCCTTCTGGCATTTGCAGACCAATACTCTCCGATCTTACTTCATCAATCTTCTTCTTTAGAAGCTGCCTTCTGATCTCCATCTTATTGGCTTTTTCACCGTAATGAGTGAACAAATTACCCTTATACTCACAGGAAAAACAATTGAATATGCCAGTTACTTGATCTATTCGCATACTAGGATTTCTATCCGCGTGCTCAGGATTAAGGCAACTAACAACAAAGTCACCTCCTTTAGGAATGTAAGGAATATCTTTTGATCTAAGTAGGTCTTCTACGTTCACTTAATCACCAGTTTTTTACGATATTTATCATAATAAAACACGCACATATTACATTTATTAATACTATAAAACTTCTTGTTATAGCTACTGCGTTATCATACTCCGCAGTCTGCTCATCAGAGAAACTACCTATAGAGTATTTCCATATACGCCATATCTTATTGATAATCTTCATCGGTTCCGAAACCTGCGGAGGCTAAAGCATCCCCGTCCCAGTCAAATAAAGGCTCATCGTCATCAGAAAAAACATACTCTGTCAGTCCTGAATCATCTCCTGCATCTAACCCATGCAGGCATAACTCTACTTCATGTTGTGCGTATTGATAGTAATCTGTATGCTCATCATCAAATATGTGAAAATATTTTGATAAGCGTGCAAGAACAACATCCGCGTGCTCATAGTCCCCAGAGGACATACTTGCTTCTAAGCTATCAAATAGCTCAGTAATTTTGGGCGCTAATCTAGAGTTTTTAAGTGTCATTTTGCCATTCTCGATATGTCTATAGCTTGCTGGTCGCTAGTCACGGGGACTGCGTTTGATTTGTGCATTGTTGCGATTCCTCGGATGAGCGTTCCGGTGTATCTTGGGGGCTCTCTTCGAGCGGTAGATCCAATTGTATCATCGCGCGAGGGGTAATGAATGTCGGACTCTCGTCTAACATCTGCATACGTCTTCGTCCTTGCTGTAAATTCTGTAAACGTCTTGCGTGTGCCCTTCTTGACATTAGGTCTCCTTTTCTTTTTACGCCCTGAGGTGGTATGATTTAAACTACCGTAAAACATTCCCATATGTAAGTCTCCAGTCGAATAAGCATATATTATACTTGATTTAGAAGAAAAAGTCAAGAACTATTTTTACAAAGTATGGGGGTATTATTCGTCACTTACTTCTACGTAGAAACACTTGTTATGATGATGTTCGATGCGGCATACTTTTCTGCCATCTATCTCTGTGTGATAATCTACGAAAGGTCCTCCGCTGGGATCAAAGAATGCTAGATCTGTGTGGTCTACCTGCTCTTCATCGCTGATTTTAAATCCCATTCTACAGTGTTCTAAAATATTTCCGAACATTCTAAACTCGTAGGTATTTTCATCTATAGGATGCCAGAAGTACATGTCTCCATATCTATTTTTATAGTAGGTACTACTTTTCATAATTTTATCTCTTTTATTGGTTACAAAAAAAACCCTCTTCATGGTATTATACACGAAGAGGGCTACAAATGTCAAGAAAATATTAGAGATCGTCTATATCTTCATCCGTTTTGTGAGAGCTAGCCTCACGCTCCTTTGGGGTCAAAGTTGTCTCAGGACCAATCTTCAAACTCTCCCAGTCCATAGTAGAACTGAAAGACTTCATACTAGCTGCCCGCATTTTTACACAATTAAATGTAATACAAGCATCCTCTTGATCCCAAGTTTCTAGCGCGTAAGCTGCGTCCGCGGCGTCAAGAATACCTTTTGCAAATCTGGCCTCGCCAGTAGCATCAGTTTGGTACGGAGAGAATACAGTGCATTCATACTCCTGTGCCATAGACTTGAGAGCTTTGGATACTTCAATCTGTTCCGTCCAATCGTACTGCCCTCCCCGAGAGGGTACGGTAGAACGTTTGACTTGGTTGATATAGTCTACAATAATCACTCCTGCTTCTATCTTATTGACTTTCTTATCTAACTCTGCACGTATCTTAGCAAGAGTTAAACTTGGATCATAAATTACATCCAGCTGTTGAGTCGGGAGAAGCTCGTGCTGGGTTGTTAATTTATGATGAAAGTCAGAGAAGTCTCGGCGTTCCCTGTATTCTTTCAACCTATCCTGACCTTGCTGGAAGCGACTTGCCCACCAGCCAGCCACTTTCTCCCACTCTACAACAGAAAGATTCTGTGTGCGAAGTCGAGAGTAGGGCACTTCAGTTGCAATCGAACAACATCGTTGCAATATTGATCGACTATCCATTTCAATAGTGAAGTAGATAGCTGAACGTCCAGACTGAAATACATTGTTTGCAATATTAGCACACGTTAAAGACTTACCAGAACCTCGCTTGCCTCCCACAAGTACCAAATCTCGGGGGGAGAACTTGATCTCGTGATCGTAATCAGCATTAAGTCCAAGACCAACATATTTGCTGATCTCTTCTTCAGGTTCAAACAATTCAATTCGTTGCATACTTTCTGTGGGTACTTCAAGGTCAACCTTGTCCTCCACATCAAGAACAATCTGATGAAGTTCTTGAACTGATTCTTCTGCACTTGCAAACAATACAGAATTATCAATATACTTATCAAGAGAGTTTAATATCTCTTTCTGAGTATATTCGTTCTTGAGATACTCAAGTAAGGTTCCGGCATCAATATCTACATTGACAGCTTCTATAGCGAAGACTTTGTCTCTAGTAGCTCCGTGTCGAACACCTAGCTTGAGATCATCAAACGTAGGAAACTCATGAAAACTTTCACAATGCTTATCAATATGATTAAATAGCAGATGATACTCTGCAGGCAAGTATTCCTTACGTAGATAACTCCACGTTTCAAAATCTTGCAGCATAATACACTGCTTCATTAAAGCACTTGAAATATTCAATCGTTCCCCCGAACATTAAAAAGGCTGACCAGAAAGACTCTAGCCAGCCCACCTACACAGAAGTGTAATTACTGAGCTGTCTTAGCTGCCTTAGCGGCACCATCATAGTCAGCTGCAGTCAAACCGCGACGTGTCAACATAGTCTTCACACCACGAGCAGTCTTACCGATAGAGTCGGCAATAGCTTCTACAGTCATAGCAGCAACATCAACTTCTGCCAAAGGATCTACGTTAGAAGAGCCTTTAGTAGTTTCTTGACGTGGAATTGCAGCAATATCGCCCGAACGGAGCAATGAAAGTGCTTTACCACGAACAGAGTTTACAGAGCGGTCGAGTTCAGCAGCAATGGCTTCAACGAACGCGCCGTCATTTACCATGCCAATGAAAGTAACTTCTTCAGCTTCTGAGTAAGTTCGTACAGACTCAACCTTAGGAGCAGGTGCAACGTGCTCAGTCAATTCCATAGACAAGATTTTGCCTTGAATAGACTTAGGTGAGAATGACCCGCCTTCGAAGTGCTCAGCGATTTGAGCATAAGTATACTCACCACTGTTGTCAGTAACGAAAGCGTTTAGGGTAGCTTCTTGTGAGTCGCTGAAGGACTTGCCACCAGCAGAAGAAGCTAGCTCTACATCAAAGCCCATCTTTCGCAGTTTGCTAGAGATAGAACGAGTAGAGGTTTCAAGTTGATCTGCTGCTTCTGCAACAGTAGCTTGAGATACAGGCGATTCGTCGCCTACAAAATTTGTGAGAGCGTCAGTGCGCTCGTCTGTCCACTTAGGAAGTGCCATATTTAATTCTCCAAAAATGATCTAAGATCAGTTACTATAG